GCTCAACTGGCGCAGGTGGTTCCTCGCCTAGCTCGGCTGCCTCGTACGCGACAATATCTTCTGCAAGTTCCTTCTTCGACTTGTTTCCACCATCGTCACGCTTGTCGGAAATACCAAGCTCTGCCGCCTGGTCTACCAGGTCATTACGAGTGCTGCTTCCCGTCAAATCTTCTGCTGTAACCATGTTACACCTCCTTGGAACCATGATATCACACATGGCTATAGAATGCAGGAGGCGCAGGGGCCGTAGCCCCTGCGCCAAATCCTGTTACGAGTTCATCAGACCGCCGTGTAGCTCTGGTCCTGGATGTTGTCCATGACCACGTACGCCTCAAGGTTGTCAATCTGAACACCCTGTCGTGTGAAGACAGTGTACTCNACTGCGTCCTTCTTCGGCGCGAACTGACGGTGGACCGTGATGTCGCGCTTGACACCCCAGATGTGGTTATCCGGGTGGGTTAGAACGAAATAACCCTGGTCCTGCTCGTNGCCGTAGTCCTCTAGGAACAGAGGTACTTCGTAAAGCGGGATTCCGAATGCCGACAAGCCGGTTGCACCTGCTGGACCCTGCGGGCTGCGTCCCGGTGCTGCTGGGGACGTTCCCTGTACAGTTGTACCAGCGTTTAGTCCTAGTTCNACAAGCTTCTGGTGGTAGTCCTGCAATAGACCGGAACCGATGAAGTATCGGAGGTCACCGCGACGTGCCTTGTACTTACGCGGCATTGCCTTGTAAGCACGGTTGAACAGTCCGGTGCTGATTCCTTCTCCACCTGCGTCGAGGACCGCTCCTGCATCCAACGAGCGCTTGCGGTAACCGTCGAATGCGGACATTAGTGCTGCATCCTCGGTGTCATCGTCTACGTCACCGTTAATGGCGAGGTCTTCCAGGTCGTTACCCAACTGGGTCGCCATCAGACGTGCGATGTGGTCCTCAAGGTTCGCCTGCTCGATGTTGTCCTCTAGTGACTCAGAGGTCAGCTCCCAGTCTAGGCGAATCTTCTCGGTCGTAATCTGAATCTTGGTGAACCGAGGCGTAGCGTTACGTGCGTCATCGATACCTTCGGTAGCGTGACGTGCGATGCGCTGTCCAAGGTCCATCTTGTCGATTTCGCGGACCGGTGCGGTCATGCGAATCTGACGAACAGTCTGACCTAGAGAAGTTGCGTCCCACATGTAGTCGATGAAACGGTTCGCCTGGTCCGGGTTTAGGATTCCTCCTTCACCTCCAGACACCTGTACCGTGTCAACTACCTTCTGAAATAGTTCATTGCTCATAAATTGTTTCACCTCCTGAAAGTGAATTTACGTACTAGCCAATCAACCCTTTACTAGGTCATTGGCCGAGAGGAATCCAGAGCCTCGCCAGAAACTTTCTTCCTCGTTGTCATTACCCTCATCGTCGTCTTCGACAACGTCTGAGGACTTCTTCACAGCGGTGTCAGACTCTACGTCCTCCACTCGCTTTGCCAAACCTTCCAAGTCCTTCTTGAACTCAGACTTGAGGTCGGAAATCGTCTTTTCGAAATCCTGTACGGACTTCTCGAAAGAGGTCTGAGCACTTGCTGCTGCGTCCTTAGACTCCTTCGCGGCGTCTGTTGCCTGGGCGAGTACGTCAGCAACAGCGGCCTGAACCTTCTGTACAAGGTCGTCAGCGGTAGTGTCGGCTTCGTCCGTTACCTCAGTAACGTCTGCGGCCTTTTCTACTTCCTCGCTGTTATCCTCTGCGGACTCAACCTCGTCAACGTCTGCCGACTTCTCGACCTCCTCATCGGTGGTCTGGTCGGTAACGTTCTCGTCTGTCTTTGTATCAGTAGCCACGGTAGCACCTCCTTCGTCAGTGTTATCCATCCCCCGAAGAATAACGTCCCCTTTGTCATTAAGCAAAACGGGCACGTTGTTTTCGTCCAAATCCAGTCGGATACTGCCTTCATCGAACTCTAGGTTGCCGTTCTTGAACAAACGGAAGCCTTCGGAATCGATAACTGGCTCATCCTTTTCTGGATTCATCACGACATTCTCGGAGGCCGTGGAAATCTGCTTCTCGCGGTAATCGTCCAGCGCGGCGCGAATCTTGTCGGTGTTATCGGCGGTGTCAGTCCAACCGATATTCTCGAATCCATCGCGTTCTGCGTCTTCGGACAGGATTACATCCCCGGACTCGTCGTGGAGCAGGATGTTCAGTACCTGCTTCTCCACGGTTTCGTCTTCGGGGTAAACATAGCGGTCGCCAATCTTCTGCACAGTTAGCACAGTGGCGAGTGGGTTCGCGGGGTTGTCTACAAGTGATAGCTCGATAAGGTCGTAGTCATCGATTACTCCGTACTCTACGCCGTCATCGGTATACTGCTTGGACTTACGCTTAATCTTCCCCCCGATTGAAAAGCCCTTGTAGGTTCCATCGAGTACCTTTTCCCAGGTGTCTTCTGCACCCTTGGAAACCTTGGCAGTTACATGGATACCTTCATAGACCTTGTCGGTCTTGTCGTCGTACTTCTTGATTTCTTCGAAGTTGACTAGTGTTCCTACTGCGTTAGGGAGGTGCATTTCTCGCAGCCCCCCGCGAAATCGCTTGAACGCAGAACGACTACCATCAGCGGACACTCGGTCGCCGTGGTCATCGATATTGTCAAGGGTTGCGAACCCGGACACCGTTCGGTTCTTCCTGTCTACCTTCGTGAAGAACACACCGATGTTCAGGTCGTTGTCGGTTCCCTTGCTGAACATAGTCTTTTCAATCGCCATGTGTGTAATCGTATCCTTCCGTTGTTTCTAAGGCAAATAGAGCTAGTCCCTTCGGACTGCCAAACGCTTGTACAGCCAGAACTCATAGAACCCAAGCATCATATACACCGGGGCACCTGTATTCATCGGGGAAGACATCAAGAACGACACCCCTACGATTAGCCAGAAGTACCCGGAAATCAAGTTCAGCACGGATAGGCTGATTGATTTCTTGCAGAACACAAAGTGCATCTTCGATGCACCGAGTACGATTGCGATTCCACCCCATGCGAACTCAGACGCAAGCAAACTCATAACGTCGTATGGTGGGCCGGCAAACGTCCCGGGCAGAATCATCCAGACCCCCCATAGAACCATCAACAAGGAAAGATGCCATGCCGAATAGGCGAAACTCGAACTACTCATCATTTCTGATGTGCGGTCAACGAAGTCTCGCCAATACGTTTGGCACTGTTCCTTGTACTCAATCACTCTGTCTGTCTACCCTCCCCTTGGGCATTACGTGTTCTGTCTGACGAGGGGTCGTCTGGCCCCCCGCTTCGCTCGGCATCCCGTGCCCGTGTCTGATTCGCACGCTGGCCTTCCTGGCCCATCCCCGCGCGCTGTCTTGATTCCTTCGCCTTTTCCTGAATCTGGGCCATGACTCCAACTGTCTTGTCACCACCCTTACGGCCCTTGATTCCCAGCCACTCACGAATCTCGTTCGGGCTGTTAACCTCCCAGCGCAAGTAGCGCTCGTGGATACGGCTTGCAGTTTCTTCATCTGTCAACGTTAGCTCTACTAGGTGGAAGTAGAACGCATTAGTGAACTCCGCAAACACCGGCTTTAGCCTGCGCTCGATGATTTCCTGCCACGGACGACATACCTGCTCCTTGAACATACGAGCAGAGTCTCGTGACGCACCCATGCTGATATTACCAGTGAACCCTACCTGCGGTAGTGGTACACGGTGAGACATGAGTACCGTGTCACGGTTTGTCTCACTATACTTGGTGAATGAGGCGTCGGTGATACTTGCCTCCACCGGTTCCAGCTTGAACTCTACCTGCTTGCCATCGGAATCGGCAGGCAGCGGTACATACATCGTACGGTGGTGCTGGCCCTTCAATCCGTTCTGCAAGAAGTCAACTAGACGCTGTTCTGCGTCACGACTTAGCTTGGCGTTTTTGAGTACAACGATGTATCGAGGTACAGCCTTGTGCTCGAAGTAGTCCAAGTTGAACCGGCTTGCAAATTCTTCCCCCGCGACTGCGTTACGCGAAGACAATACATCGGGTACACCATAGTAACTGTTAGTCGGCGTGTACTTGGTGAGGTGAATGATTTCATTTGGGAACCCATCGTTTCCGATTGGGTCGGCCGTGGTTGTGTCGCCGTAGTTACGAAAGAACGTTGCCTTACCTGCAACTAGCTGGACGTAACCGTCCTTATGCACACGACGACGGATGGTCGTAGCGTGCAGGTGGCCGATATAACCAACCTTGCCCTTATTAGGACCCCGCGTGATTCGGCCGATTTCGAAGTAACCGTTACCAGTCGTTTCGAGGTCAGTCATAACCTTGCGCAGGGTCTCTAGGAACGTTTCTTCGGAGTTAAGGCCATCAACCAGGTCGTCCATACGCAGACGAGCGCGCTCTACGCGCGTACGCGCGGCTTCTAGCTCTGTCTGCTGGGTGATTCGTGCTAGACGGTCCTGGGTATGCTGGGACTCTTGGAATGAGTATCCAAGGCCAACGATGTTAGTGACCTTTGCGTCCACCGCCGCCATATGGGCAGGACTGATTTCATACAGCTTCGCAAGGTAGTCGAAGTTGTACGGGGGCTCGACAACATCGAACACTCCGTAGCCAGTAGCGTACTTATCAGTACGGGCCTTGGACTTGGCGTTCTCGTCACCTGTTGCTAGGGGCTTACCGTCCCCCGCCATTCCTGGGCCAGACGCCATCATCTTGTTCATGCGGCGGGTGACCCTACGCTTGAATGATGGATTCAGTCCGTCAAGTTCACGAACGTCGTCCAGGCTCTTTGCGAACGGGTCGTTACGAGTCTTTGCTACCTTTTCGAGCGCAGACTCTGGCCCCGCGTCACCGCGAGGCGTGACTACGTTGATTTCGTCTGGGTCGTCAGGAGTCATGTCCTTGGTGACCGTCATCTTCGAAACATCCATTAAGCGTCAATATCTCCCGGGATATCATCCCCTGCAATCATAGCGTCCATCTGGTCTTCCCATTCAGACTCACTAATCTGTCGTGAACCTGGTAGGAATGCCGGCTTGCCATCTCCATGACCAAGTGCGGTAGCAGCGTCACGCATCTTACGCAACGCTTCCAGGTCGCCCTTGAATCCATCCATAGACAATACGTCGCCCCGATTGTTCGATAGTACACGTCCATCAGCGCAACGCCATACGTACACCCCCCACGGGAGGTTCTTCTTGATTACCTGTGTCTGCTTGTTCATGTCCGACATTGTGTCACTTTCCGGGTTCTAATGCAAGATTATGTCTAGAGCGTGTCCACTATACGCCAACTACGTGCCACTCTGATTGCAGAACCCTAACTTGCTCGTTTGCTAGGTTGATTACGGAATCACCTTCTACTCTACGAACGATTCCGTTAGTGAATGCCACCGACCACAGGTCGTCGCGCTGCTGCTCTGTCATGGCGAACGGGTGCAGGCTTAGCGCTTGCAGGTCAGCTTCTGCCGTAGGGTTATTCGACCACCCGGATGCATAACCAATCAACACGTCGGCGTTTGCGATATCGAAAGACGAGTTGCTAGACGACCATACTGACTGGTTGTCCACAAACATCTCGAACTGGTTCCCCGAGCGTGTAACCATGACCATGTACCCCTCCTCCACATGGGGCACAACGTGTTGGTTCACTTGCCATGGCGTGCTTACAGCGATAGCGAAGTCGTCGTCGGTCACTGTCTCGATAGCGATAGACAGGTCTCCGAACTGGAACAATCCTCTATCCCCCGGCGTTTCGCGCGGCTGCACCCACAGAATCACCGTAAAGTCACCTGTCGGGAACTCCGGTGCATGTGGGAATACGATTGGCTCGGTCCTGTCTGCTGACAGCACCAGCGACGTTACCTCGTTGGGCAAAATAGAGTAGTTCCGTACCAACAGGTCATCCACACCGGGCTCGGACATTACGTAGCGAGCCGTGTCCTCAACCTCGTTCTCGAACGTCACCCATTCGAACATGGCAATTAGGCTCGGGTCTAGTTCGTCCTGTAGATAGCGGTGGTATGACATACTATAAGGATACAGGGTTATGGGGTCTTGAGCAAATACCAGAGCCCCCCGCCGAAGCGGGGGGCGTCCGGGTAACTAACGGTCCCAAGGTGGGAAACTCCCAATCGGCCATTGCACGCGCCTCTTGGGCTACCTGACCATCGCCTAGCGTCCGTCAGGAAGTCTTTTTCGGGCCTGTTCGTTCGGTCGTGGTGATATCGTAACCGAGGTCTCGGACGGCATCGATGGTGTTTACGCCACCAACGATTACGCCCCGCAGACTGGTGTCGCCGCGACCAAGCAGTTCTTCGACTCTATCTACATGCTTGGTCACACGAGGGATATCAACACGGTGACGATTGAGCAACTGTTCGACAAAGCTGCGCGGGCTCACGCCGTCAGCAACTAGCGCCTTGGCTAGCTCCTCTAGGGCAGCTTTTTCTCTGTTGTTTAAGCTCATCCAGAACACCTCCCATTCATCTACCGGCTCCGGTGGCTTTTCAGCTAGCCGCTTTAGAGCCTTCTTCATAGCGTCCCGCGTGTTAGGGCCTACGCGAGGTGCATTGCGGTCGGACACGTTAAATCCTTCACTGTCCATGAATCGCAAAGTCCATCTAACTGTTTCTGCGCCGAAATCTCCATCTGCACCGAACGTCGGTAGTGCTCGACTGTCCCATTCCAACAGGTCTCGCTGCCAAGAACGAACCTCGGAGCCACTGTCACCCGTGGTGATGTAGTTACGGGAGCCTCCTCCACTAATGTACTGTCTAACCAAATTAAGGAAACGCTGCAAAGGGAATCCTCTACCTGGGTCAGAGCGGCGACTAGGGTCAACCAGGGCGTGAGTAAGAATACCCCTTACGCCTCTTGCGCCCTCAGCCCTGGTAATCATCCTAACGGGAATGTTGTAGCGCTTGCACCATTCGGCGACCACCCAGGCACCCCGTTCAAGCATCCTGGTGTCGGCAGTCGCATTCCTGCCCCAGCGCGCCGCACGAGTAGCGAAGGAAACCCCTAGTCCACGGGAATTAAAGTTCACAGCGTGGAAAGCGGTGTGGTTGTCTAGCACGGTCTGCACGATGTTGTGGGTATCCACAAGCTTGTGATAGCTAGACGGTACAGGTGCAGTAGACGCCTGCCAGCGTGCAACGTTCATTGCTACGCCGTTGCCGGGGTCGTTTTCGGTGGTGTGCAGCACGATGCAGGTAATGTTACTGTTGCGCGACGGGTGACCCCACCAACGGATACCATTTGCTCTTACCCGAGAGTTGGGGTTATTGCGTGTCGACAGCAAGAACCTTGTTTCGTTAAACATGCTTTCACCTCCCCCGCATTTTACGACCACACAAGTCCTAAAGCAAGACCAAGCCCCCGGCAAAAGCCGGGGGCCGACCTAGATTATGCTGGGACTAAATCGTCCTCAGTGATAACCTCCATCTTCGCTCCGACGTAGCGGATTTCGCAAACATCGGTGGTGCAGAACTCCTCCATCTCGCCGTCTGTGCCTGCATCGCCTAGCTCCATAGGCTTTAGGTCACGGACCATGCGCTCGTACTGTTCTGCGGTGATTTCCTCGTAAGGCATCTGCGGGAACGTCACCTTAGAGATTGGCAAGAACGAAACTGTCTTCCACTTGCCCTCGTTGTTACGCAATACCGTTTCGAGGCACTGTGCTTCGTCCGGGTTGAACGTAATCGTGCAAGACACCGCATTGTCTGACCANTGCTCNGCCATGAACGTTGCGAGGTCAGCCTTGTCAAAGATAGAGGCTTGAGTNTCTGTCGGCAAGCCTTCGCCCTTGACTGGCATCTCCACTACCGCCGTAGAATCNCTGTACTGGTCTGGCTCTACGTGGTANCCNGCCTCNATTAGCTTCGCAACGAGTGGGTGGNTNTCCTGCAATCGGATTCGACGGATGTAGTAGTCCGCTACCGGGTAATGAACCCCCGGCGTTGCACCAGCTAGCAGAGACACCGTTCCCGAAGGCTTTACGGTCGTCTTACGAATCGATTCCGGCACACCCAACCATCCGCTGTACTTGCGGTCGAGGTTATCGATGTAGCCGTAGCCTGCGCGTAGGTACTGCTCTAGTACGTCCTTGCCGTANCGGTGNACGAACTGTACTGTTCCACTGGTNGANGTTCCGATTCGTCGGTTACGACGCATGACCTCGTTCGTGCGCTCATCGTGAGTCTCAATCAACGTCACCGTCTTTGCGTACAGATAAGCGAACTTAAGTGTACGCAGGAAGTCAACGATGTCGGTCGTACGAGTAGGGAATACCTCCACGAGGGTGCAGAGTTCACCAGATTCAAGCATCTGCTCCGCGCACGGATTGGTTCCCTTAACCCGCATATCACGGTAGTCAGGGTCATGTCCAAGACGACCGTACTTACGAGCTACGTCGATGTAGAACAGTCCCGGCTCCCCGTTGTCGGAGATACGTTCCGCGATTGCTTCGTAGTCAGGCTCGTCACCTTCACGAACAACAACGGTGTTATTTGAGGCCCAGCCCCACTCTCCGCGTTCGGGATTGCGCTCATAGTTCTTTAGGTTCAAGAACTCCTCGTCGTTCCACTCACCAAGAGCTAGCTCAGCAGAACGACGAACGTTACCTGCAACCACGCAAGCACCAATCATGTTCTGAATGTCTACGATATCACGAGAACTTAGCTTGCCCCCGCCGTGAATAGCCGCAACGGAAAGAACCGACTTGATTCTCTTATGCAGCTTTTCTAGGGGTGCCGGGCCAGACGCAGTACCACCGAATCCCTTGATGGGTTCACCAGCAGGGCGTACCTGGCTGTAATCGAAGTTAACGTGCTTGCGGCCGGGGTTTAGGTAGCTACCGACAAGAACCTCTACCGACTCCACCCATCCTTCGCGGCTGTCAGGAACCACAAAGGTCTC